CGGTTGCCGTGGTCGGTTCTGCTCACTCGGCGTTGCAAGGTGGCGAAACTGCGGTCAACGGCGATGTCTGGTTGCAGTGGAATAGCTCGATCGGCGGCGGATCGTATGTGCTGATCGATTCGACCGGTGGGGCAGTCCAAGTCGCCACCGCCACGCAGAGCCAGCATGCGCTTCAACTTGGGCAGGCCAATGGCCTATATGCCGCGCTTGCAGGCCTTGCAACTCAAACGTTCAATGTAGCGCAGGGCACATTGAATACCTTGGCTGTGCGTCTGGATCAGTTCCAAGGCACCGTTCTGGCGACCGGATATTTCTCTGTTCCGATGACTTCAGGCGTCTATCGAACGATCATTGTAAATTTCGGGTCGGTTTCCGCGCCTGCGAACTCATCAGCGTCTTACACAATGGCGCAGACGTTCCCAAATGGCGCTTTAACTGCTATCGCAAGTCGTTTTGCCGGCGGATCGAACGCGGCGGTTAATGCGAACCCGAACGCGAACAAGAGCCAGATTACGATTCAGAACTATGGCACATCGACTGAACAGGTCGGATATATTTGCATTGGGTACTAACATGACACATTACTTTTCACCTTCAACAAGCGGCTTTTATAGCGACGCCATACACGATCAGCTTCCGGAAGACGCTGTTGAGATTTCGGGCGACCAATATGCAGAACTGCTGAACGGTGTGCAAAATGGACAGTTGATCGGGTTAGATGCAGACGGGGAGCCTAAAAATTTCGATCGGCCCGCGCCTACGGCCGAGCAAGTTCTAGCGACCAACACTGCGCAGCGGACGACCATGATGCAGTCAGCAGCACAGGCGATTGCACCTTTACAGGACGCGGCAGATCTCGGAATAGCCAGCGCTAGCGAACAGTCGTCCCTTGCAGCATGGAAGCAATATCGCGTTAGCCTAAGCCGTGTTGACCTTACGCAGCCGCATCCAGCATGGCCGACAGCCCCGCAGACGTAGCCTGAAGATCTGTTTCGACGGGCGATGATCTAATTGGAAACAGATTATTCGCCCTTTCCAAAATAGAAGTCCATATTTTCAGAGAGATATTATCGGCCTGTCCGTAATCAGCAAAACGGTCAATATACCCGACACAGAGTCGATCTCCTACTTGAGTCACGGTTCCAGGCTGCATGTATGGCTGAGACTCCGTAATCAAGAGAATCGTAGATCGACCGTATTGATCCAACGCATCTTGCAGACGCCTAATATGCTGCATCGGGCTATTTCCGTTTTTCTTGGCGACGTAAATACGATTCCCAGACGCGATTCCCTCTTTGAACTTGCCAACTAGATAGCGCATTTTTTCTATCTCGCGGCAATAGATGTCGAATTGTTCCTCGTGCGTTCCGTTGAATACCCATGGTGAGGATTCTGTTTCCCTTGAGGAAAATATCTCCGTGTGGAAGCAGAGTTTGCACCCCTTGTCCTCCACCATGTTTGACCATGTCGGAACCAAATTTTCAAAACGATAAAACTGACTGAAATCGCCTTCGATCGTCTTTACGAGATCTGCGTAATCTGGAATAAAGGCCCACTTGAACAACCCGCCCGACTCCGACCCAAAGGCGCGCTGAACAAATCCGAACTCGCAATTGTCTCCAACACTTTCGAATCTTTCTATATAGCTCATGACTATTCCCCCGAGAGTTGCGATTATAAGGCCTCCCTGCGGAATTGTCATAACCGGACGTTTCCATCAGAACGAGCGCGCTGGTCCGTCAAAACTTAACCTTCACCTCCAGCATGTCCGCATCGTTCCACAGAGGCGGAACGCTTCGGCTTTCGCTGCTGACGCGCATGAAGTAATGCCGATAGGACAGCGTGAAGCGTCCGTTGCCGACCGACGCGCCGACAACCGGCGAGACTGACCAGAACGCGTCCGACAGATGCAGATTCTGCGGCGCTCCACTGCCGACAACTTGCCAACCGATGACGTCCTCTGACCAGCTATCGCGGTGGATGTACGCGCCGGCCTCCACGCCGACACGCACACCGCTAATCCAGTAATACGGCTCGACGGTCAGTGCAACGCCTTGGGATCGTCCACTGCCAGTGAAGTACGCCTGTGGCACGTCGAAGGTCTTATGGTACTGATGCGAGTTCGCGTTGTAGTTCTCGTCCATCGGCGTGCATGCGCAAGACGCAGCTGCGCGCCCGAGATTCACGTATTCAGCATGCCAGTCGGCTCCCCACTTGCCGCGCGTGACGAGCGGGCCGGTCAGCCCAAGTGAGAATGCAGGCGGTTTGCTCGTCAGCTTGTTATCGCCGTTTGGCATGCCTTGCTGATACCAGCGGCCGTCCTGCGTCGTGTAGTGCGCAGCACCGATGCCGATCTCACCCTGCACATAGTCGTTAATGTAGTCTGCGCGCGCTGAGGTCGCGGCGATTGCAAGAAGGGCCGCCAGTGCAAATTCTCGAGTATTCATTTCATCCCCCGATGAGTGATTTAACGATCTGGCCGACCACATCGGCCTCGCGTTGAGCTTTGATGCTGTCCAGATAGGCGTCAGGCACCATGCAACTCGTCATGTGTGACTTCCAGCCCGGCATGTTGCTGATGTATTCGTATTGCTTGACGATCGGCACGTTGTAAGCAGTAGCCGCGTCGTCCATTGCCTGCACGTATGCGGCGAGCTGCGGATGATCGGAATCGCAGACCGGTCCAGATTCTTCAAGAACAGGCAGCTTTCCCGCTGCTCTCACAGCCACAACCCAATCGGCCAGGTACTGGCGGTAATCCGCGAGCGTTTCTCCGCCGAGCGCGTCATTAAGCGTGTGGCTCTCGATGACGATGTGCGCCGCCGACAACTTGATGCGATTGGCGAATGGGTCGCCGTTCCCATCCATACCGCGCAACTCGTTGTAGAGGCTGCTAGACGTGCCGCCAGTCGCATGACTGGAAACGGTGATGCCGGTGTCGTTGAACTGCTGCCGCAACAGCGCCTGAAGCGCGGTCGGCTCGTTTGGCGTGACCATCGACATGAAGCCGTACTGGTCAATGGCAAGGCCCGTTATCTGGTCATCGCCATAGACGTCAATGTTGACGACCGGAGTCGATGCTGGCGCCGATGCGACCGGACTCGACGCCGGCGCAGGCGAGGACGCTGCAACGGGTGCTGACGCAGCCTGATCCGACGAGCTAGGCGCAGATGCAGGCTCAGCAGCAGATGCAGCGGACGCAGGGATCAGCGCTGGAGCGACCGTTTTCACTGTGGCAGGCTTCGCAGGCGATTCACCGCCGCCGCAAGCGGACAGCATCAGCGTTGCGCAGACCACGAACGCGCACGAAACAGATACCGTGACAGTATCCGACGCGGACAAAATTTTTCGCCTGCCAAGCATGGCGAGCCAGCTAAACCGGGTGTTTAACGTTGGTGTCGTGTGTTTCATGGCGTTTGCTCCGTTCTGCGTTCGTTGTTATGACGATATGAAGGATACTAATGCGGTATCGCAAACGCAAGAAGTTTTTTGTATCGCAACCCCCAAGCCGCCTAGTGCGGCTTTTTCTTTGGAAGCCCGATGGATCTCAACGTTTTGAACAGTTGGCTGCTCACGGCTGCCGGCGGCGCAGGAGTGGTCGTCTGGTGGCTATTCCGCACCGTTCACGCCCGCGTTGAGCGCGCAGAGACGGCGCTGGCTGAATTCAAGCTGCACTGTGCCGAGAATTTCGTCACGTCGAACACGCTTGAAAAGGCGCTCGACAACCTGAACAAGACGATCGGCGCGGTGTTCGCGAAGTTGGAGCGCATCGAGGACAAGTTGGATCTCAAGGCGGACAAGCCATGACCATCACGCCAGCACTGCTTCAGGTTGCATGTGGTGCCAGCGCTGCCAATGCCGCCAAGTACGCGGCCCCCTTGCAAGCCGCATGCGATCGCTACTCGGTAAGCACGCCGTTGCGTATCGCTGCGTTTCTCTCGCAAGTGGGCCACGAGAGCGCAGGTCTGTCGGCATCGCAGGAGTCGTTCAACTACGGCGTGCCGGGCCTGATGGCGACGTGGCCGCGCAAGATGCCGTTCGCGCTGGCTAACACGCTCGGGCGGCAGCCCAATGAGCCGTTTGTGCCGGTCGCGCGCCAGCAGCGCATCGCGTCGATCGTGTACGCGAACCAGTACGGCAACGGCGACAGCATGACGGGCGACGGCTGGCGATACCGCGGCTCAGGTCTGATCCAGCTCACGTTTCACGACAACTTCGCTGCATTCGGACATGACATTTCGCTCGATCTGGTGACGGCGCCTGACAAGCTGCGCGCCGATCCCGCGCTGTGCGCTCTGTCGGCCGGCTGGTTTTGGGTCGAGCACGGCTGCAACACGCTGGCCGACGCTGGCGCATTCGACTCAATCACGCGCCGGATCAATGGCCCCGCGATGAAAGGGAAGGGCGAGCGCGACGCGCTTTACGCCGCTGCAAAGAACGCGCTCGGCATCTGATCACCGGCGGCGCAGCCTCTTGCCGCCGGAATTGCTGTTCCACAAGCCGCCTCCGGGCGGTTTTTTTGCGCCCGCACATGACCGACGTTACCCAAATTCACGAAGAGAAAGAGACGTTGACCGTCGCCGTCAACATCCCGGGCCACGAGCCGCGCAAGACGACGGCTCTATTCGAGCGCACGCGCAAGCAATTGATCGCGCGCGACGGCGGCCGGTGCTTCGTTTGCAACGCGACTGCGGAACAAAGCGGCCATCCGCTCGAGGCGCATCACCATCCGATCGAGCGCTCGTTCGCCGAAATGATCGATTGGGACCGCTTCAAGCTCGACGCGCAAGCGGGCGTATGGGGCGCTGCAATAAAGGCGTTCGATTGGGACAACTTCACCGACTGGACGCAGTTTGTCGACGACATGACCGTCAATGGCATGTTGCTCTGCAAGGCGCACCACATCGGGAAAGATGAGGGCATGCATGCGCTGCCTTTCCCCATCTGGATCGCGCAAAAGTACGGCAAAGAGGGCTACCAGTTCTCGGCCGCAGAAGTCATCCACCACGCAGCATAGGAGCATTCATGGCCCAAAATTCCGCAGTCATCACCGGCGGCGTCGCGATCTCGACAGCGACGCTCATGCCCGCAATTGAATGGGCGCTTGGCCTGGCATTTCATGTGCCGGTGCCCGCCAGCGTTTCGTCGCTCGTCGCCGGCGTGGTGGTGGCTGGCGCTCATGCTGCCATCAACTACGTGAACGCGCGTTTCGCTGCCAAGCAAGCCGCAACTCCCGCGCAGTAATCATCCCGCCGCGCCGCGGCACTCTCTGGACACAATCCCATGAAGAAGATTCTCGCCGCTCTTGCGGCTGGCCTCGTTGCGCTCGCGCTCTCCGCATGCGCCGGCGCCCCGACGCTCACGTTCGCTCAGCAGGTAAGCATCGCATGCGGCGCTGCTAACGGCGAAATCGCCATCCTGAAGGGTGACGGCGTATTCACCGGCGGCGCTGAAAAGACGCTGACCGATACCGTTCAGCCCGCAGTCGACAAGGTTTGCTCTGCCGGCGCGTCGGTCGCCAAACCGGACCTGCAGTCGGTCGTCAATGCGACGCTGCCGCTCGTCAAGTCGCTGGTGGACTCGTCGTCGCTGTCGCCTGACAAGATCAGGGCCGCCGACGCAGCGATTGATACTGGCGTGCTGGCGTTCAACATTGCGATCAGCCTCGCTCCTGCCGTCACGGCCACGGCGCCGGTTGCAGCATCGACGCCGCTCGCTGGTTCGCCGCTGCAATGAGCAAGTTCCTATCCGGCGACCTGGACGCGGATCTGATCAAGGAGTCGCCGCCGACCTGGCGGCTGAATGAGTCGGTTGTCTACCAGTCCGACGTAGCAGGGCAGACGTTCACCGTGCCGGCCGGTTTTGTCACCGACCTTGCGTCAGTGCCGCGCTGGCCTCTGGTCTACCTGCTGGCCGGCGGAGCAGCCAATCAGGCTAGCGTCGTCCATGATTTTCTGTACTCGACGCACCTCGTCACGCGCGATGTCGCCGACGCTGTTTTGCGTGAGGCGTCGTTGCTGACTGGCGTTGCAGCGTGGCGCGCGGCCCTCATGTTCTACGGCGTGCGCGCTTTCGGATGGTCCCATTGGGGCAGCGGGGCGGCTGCCGCCTGATCTATGCGGCGCTGGCTGCCTTCGTGGCGGTCAGCGCCCATACGAGCGACGCAACCCAACCGATGAACGTCCAGCCAAGAAAGATGTTCAGCGCCACAATCGCACCGTAGTTGTGATGCCGGCGCGATCGCGCGACGAAAGTCGGAATGAAGTAGATCAGCAGCGATACGATCAGCAGGATTATGGCGCTCATGTTTTCCCCGTATTTGGTCTTGTAGTTACTTGCCTAGCGCTTCGCGAACCGCTTCCGGTACGCCCGCATGTATTGGCAAGCCATCTTCGCGATAATCGACCATCTTGCCGATCTGTTCAAGTGCTCTTTGCCCCTTGATCGCCTTGTCGCGCCAGTAGTCGTGTCGCTCCTGCAATTCTTCGAGCGAGCGCACGTACTCGACGCGAGCTTCGATCAACTGGTCGTTGACCAGCTCGCAGCGCGAACTGAGCGGACATTCATGCTCTGGCGGCTTCATGGTGCACTACGCAACAGTAGACGCCGTCAAGTCTGCCGGCTCTTCTTGTGGAAGCGTGATGGTGAAGTTGATTGTGCGTTCGACCGGCTCCACAAACTTGATCGTGTATCGCGGGGGCGCACTTGGTCCAACTGCACCGAGTGCGGCCAGCATGTCGATCCTGCACCCGTCTGTTATTTTCCTTCCTTCGAACGGTTCGATGGCACGCCGCACTGCGGCTAGGGTGTCCAGATAATCGCGCTCAAAGCGCCGTTTGTATGCGCGACGGCCGCGCGTGTTCATACGGTTCGATCTCGCAAATTTCTCAAAAAGCTTCCTGACTTCGCGTTTCATCCCTGCCTCCCCGCGCCCATGAGCGCACATCAATCAGCCCGCGTTATGCGGCGCGTCCTCATCATAAAACGTCAGCTTGAAGACAACTTTGCGCTTTGATATGTCGACAAACGAGTCGTGCGTCCATAGTTTGCCGTGTTTCTTGTCGCCGTAACTCTTGGCGAAGTAGGCGAGCACATCATCAAGCGACACTTCCTGATACAACGTTTCCATACCCTCTCCTCTGTCATCCGGCAGCGCGTCAATCAGCCCGCACTAGTGGCGCGTCTCCGTACTCAATAATGGGTTTCGCGGCCGGCAACCGTCGAAGCCTGTGCTTGGCAAGCCGTGCATCAAATGTTTCGACTGCTCGCCTGATTTTCTGCCGCAAACGCCAGCGTGCTGAATTCCGTACTGTCATCCTTCCCCCTGCCGGCTCTCGCCGCGCGTCGATTACTTCCTACTCCATCCCAAAGCCGCCGGCCGTCCATATCCTTGGTACTTGATCTTCAACCAATCTCGCGATCGGCCCCGCTGATACGTTGAGTCCATCCGCTTTGCCACCATGCCCTCAAGGTCAAGGCTCTGAGCCTGCCCAAAGACAAAATCTCCCGCACCCTGTATTCCACTTGCGTAAATCAGCGTTCGCGTGTCGTCGAACGAGTCTCGCAGGCGTTCCTTGCGCGCTAGCAGTGGCAGGGCTCGCAAGTCCTCACCGCCGATCGATAGCGCGTCGAACACGTAGAGTCTGGCCGGGTCCGATCTTGCCGCGGCGCGGACGTTCTTCGGCGTCTTCGTGACTGCACGCTGGCGAAGCCGCTCAAATGACGATCGGCCGGTGTCATCGTCGACGGTCAGTTCCGCATCCCATACGAAGTCGCCAGACACGCTTTCGACCGCTTGCACGACCTCGGGAAACGATCCGTTGAATAGGTTTCCATTGCGACTCCAAAGCTTCACATCCTCGCCGGCTTTGACGATCAGGCATCGAAATCCATCGTACTTGAGTTCGAACAGCCAGTCAGGATCGGAGAACGGTCGCGGGTGGAGTGTGGCGAGCATCAAATCAGACGCGTCAATCACGGTAGCGAGACGTCCAAGCCCACGCAAGCGCCAGCTTCGCCCAAGCATCGTCTTTCGGACAGCCGGTGACGTCGCAGAAATGGTCGAAGTCATCCGACACAGTGTGTCCATGCTCATTCCGTTTCTCGGGATCGGGCAGCACGACTTCTAGAATCGCTTCAGCGTTGCGGTACTCGAACATGGCGTCACCTCCTTGTCCGCTCACCAGCAGGAATCGGACCTTCGTCGTCGGCGCCTATGGCACGAACCCAATGGACACAACCGCGCTTAGGCATTGCCTGCACATACGGCCTTCCCTCATGCATGCAGAGGATGACCGAGCCACCCGCGCGCCACTCCGCGAAGTGCTCGCAGCCGATGCAGTGGCGATCCGTCTCCGGCGCATTGAACAGACCCATGTCGACTGATTCCGATTAACGCTTCATAGTAACGATACCACAGCGGGATTGCAAAGCAAATACAAATTCTGCGTTGGTATTGGTGCACTCGGTATGTACCAAGGCATTCCGGCTGAAATCCCTAGCCAGCAATGGCTTCAGGCGCATTTACTGCGCCAACTGTACCAAGTTGGAAGCGAGAGGGATCGAGTGCGGAGCGATGCGCGCCCAATGATTCGAGCGGCGTGAAAGAGGGTGCCTTTAAACTTCAGAGAGCAGATACAATTAAGCCGGCAACGGGTGCCGGCTTGCATGTTTTCCTGCTGTATTTGATGCGACTGTACCAAATTCGTACCAATCGCCTTGAGATCCTTATTCTATAAGGCCGCTTGGTGCCCAGGAGAGGACGCTAATCCGGTATCCGTTCGCCCCGAAACCCTGATGTAACCGTGATTTACGGATACTGTCATGGTATCATTTGGTCAATTTAAGAGTGCGACTGTACCAGAACATGTACCAGGTCGGTCGCCATACCAAAAGGAACCGAAACGTGGCGACATACCAGAAACGCGGCGAGAGCTGGCGCGCAATCGTGCGCAAAGCTGGACACAAACCGATCAGCGCGTCATTCAACACGAAACCGGAGGCGGTGGCGTGGGCGACGGCGACAGAGGCAAAACTGAACGAAGGCGGTCAGGTGGTCGACGACAACACTGTCACCCTGCCAACCGTTGCCAGACTGCTGACCCGCTATGCGCTCGAGGTTAGCCCGACCAAGCGGGGCGAGCGGTGGGAGGTGATGCGACTCGAAATGCTGGCGCGAAACTTCCCGGTGTTCCAGAAGCCGCTTTCTAGGTTCTCGCCGCAAGACGTCGCCGACTGGCGCGATGATCGGTTGCGCGTCGTTTCTGCGTCATCGGTCAATCGTGAACTTAACCTGATCTCGGCTGTTTTCACGACTTCGATCAAAGAATGGCGCATGCCGCTCAAGGAAAACCCGGTGCATCTGATCCGCCGGCCAAAAAGCGCGCGCCCGCGTAAGCGCCGGGTCGACAATACCGAAGTGCAGACGATCTGCAACGCGCTCGGTTGGGATATGAAAGCCACGCCGGAAATCTCAAAGCATCTGATCGCGTGGTCGTTCGCATTTGCCGTCGAGACAGCCATGCGCCGCGGCGAGATCCTGAACATCAGGCATCGCGACGTGAACATCGCAGAGCGCTATATCCATCTGCCACAGACCAAGAATGACGACGCGCGCAATGTGCCGCTGTCGTCGCGCGCGGTCGATCTGCTGTCGTTGCTCGCAAAGGGAAAGCCGGACGACCATCTGGTGCCGGTGAATGCTGGATCGTTCGACACGCTTTTCCGCGAGGCGAAAAAAAAGGTCGGCTTGACCGACCTACATTTTCACGACTCACGCCGCGAAGCCGCGACGCGCATGTCTAAGTTGCTGCCGAACGTTTTAGAACTGTCGGCGGTGACAGGGCACAAGACCCTGAAGATGCTGCAAATCTACTATGAGCCGAAGGCGACGGACATCGCCGCCAAGCTCGGCTAAACCACGGTGGGCGTCCTGCGCGGGCGCCCACGTTGCGCGGGCGCTGCCTGCGTGCTCTGCGCTATCACCCAATCCCTCACCACTGACGGAACCCAACGCGGCCGGCCAAGACCCGCGACGCGCGGCGGCAGGCTGGCCGGCTTCTTCGTGACCATCGTTGCCACAGATGCCGGGCTGTAGCCTAAAAACTTAGCCAATTCCTTGTGCGTCCAGAGTTCTTCCATTCTAATTCCCCTGCTTTCCTGGTATGTTGCAAAGGTCGATCTCATCGGGCTTTAGATAAAGGAATGGAAAATATCTAATGCGGCCTTCCGGGTTATCTAGCTTTACCATGACGATTCCATGGTCCATCGTGCAGAGCACGGTGCACGCCTCGCCCTCCATCCATGGCCGATGCTTGACCGTAACTCGATCACCGGGACAAAATTTTCTATCGCTCATGTAGCAAGCCTCGGTCGGGAGTCAATCTGTGTTGCGGGACCAGCATTGATTGAAAATCGCTCTGTCGCCTGGCCGCGCTTGATTTGAACTGCCCTGCCAGCGTGAAGGCGCCGCGTATATTCAGCGCAGGCCCGCACATACTGACGCCGGCTAACGGTGTCGACCAGTTGCTCGAACAGTCCTATGCCGCCATTCATGGCTTGCAGCTCGTCGCCGGTCAGCACGAAGCGGCCGATCTCCTGGAAGCGCTCGCATACCGCGATCATCGCGTTTTGCATGGCATACAGCGGCTCGAGCCCGACATTGCGGTTGCCGGCCGTCTCACAGAGCACGATCGCAATATTGCCCGTGACGACAAGCGTGTCCCATTCGTTCTTAGTGCCAGTGCCGCGGGATAGGGCAAGCGCGGCCATATGAACGCTTGTCAGCACCTCCAATTTTTCCTCGCCTTGCATCGGCTCGTCTGCGTTGAATAGCGTCGACACGATGTCTTTGGGCGCCACTAACTTGCGGGCCTTGCGCGGTTTGCGGTTGCTTGGCATATCACACTTTCCAGTTTGCGCGGGTCAACTCGATGACCCGCTTTGCTGCTGCTTCAATCACTTGCTTATTCCTTTTGAGACAGGGCGTGGATAGCGCGATACAATGCCGACGCACAGGCTTCTGCTCCGTCTGACTTGCCTTCCATGTAGGTCGGGCTATCGCTAGTCCGGCGGCGTTTGTTGTAGTCCGTGCTGAGTTCGTCGCACGCCTTGGCCGCTTGCTCCAGCGCCGAGCGGTGGATTTCCCGGGCGAGTGCAAGTCCGCTGTATGGCCCTACGCCGTACTTTGCGGCAATCGCAATCAGATCCTCGTCAGTCATCCTTCTCTCCCGCTTTCTGTGACAGGGCGGCGATAGTGTCATTTATCGCTTGAGAAGCCGCCGACCGAAATGTTGCATGCGGCTTCAGGGCCTCGCATTGAGAATGGACGCGTTCCGCAATGTCCCACTTTTGCTTCGCCGTTAGGTCGCCACGAGCGTCGAGACGTGATTTGTGGAACGCCAGTGCGTAGTCGCGCATCTGATCCATCGTGTACAGCGCATCAGACGACTTCTCAAGAGCGGCGGTGGGAGCGGTGTAGACGACGCGCATTTCGTGCTTACCTTCAGAGGCACGCATCTCGGCCCATTCTTTTGTTGTGTCGACCCACGGCCGTCCTGCTGAACGAGTCTCCCGAAGCTGATAGATCGCCACCGCCTCTTTCCCTGCTGCCGCGAGTAGAGCGTCGCGCTCGGACTCAAGGGCGGTTATCTTAGATACCATCGCGGTATAATCGCGGTCGCTGAATTTAGCGCCATGCAAACGATCAAGAGACGCTTGCAGTTCATCTCCGGTTGTGATCAGCATGGCGATGGCTTCATTGGAAGCAGCGACACGCGCTTCGAGTTCCGCGATCCTCGCGGCTTGCTGCTCGATCAGGTTTGCGGCATCGATCATCGGCTGCGAGCTTTGAAGATCGTCGCCGGCTTCCCATACCGCCACGTCGCGCCGGATTCGCTTAATCAGGTCTTCAACCATTATTTGTCTCCGTGGCGAGGGCGCGTATAGCTCTTGCGATGGCTTGGCCGGCGAGATTCGGCACGGTGCCGTCGTTATCCCAAATGCGAGCCGCTTCCTCAAGCGCCGAGCGGCGGGATGCCTGCCAGATGGCCCAGTACGTATTTGCGTCCTCGTCTGGATATGGCGTTTCGTGCGAATCTTCTGGAAGTTCAGCGAGCGCCTTTATCGCCGCCTCGAATTGTTCGCGCTCACTCATGTTTCCCTCCGCTTGCTGGTTGCGCGGCGGCAACTCCTGCTCGATACCCCGCGCCAAAGCCGCGCTTGTTGTATGGGCAGTAGTCCGGTGCCTTCTCCCATACGGAATAGGCGTCTTCCGCCGATTGCGCAGTCAGCGCTGGCTGCGTTGCCGTCGATTGCGTGGACGCGGCGCGGACATTTGCCTCCACTGCCCGCGCAAACTTGGAAATGGTCGGATTAAGCGGGCAATCGAAGATTTGAGCACTCAGGCGCGCGAGCACGCTCACGTCGAGTTGCGCCCGCTCGTCCTGCTCGGCAGATTGCGCGGGCTGTTGCTCGGTTGCATACGCTGCACATGGTCCTTCGTGGCCTTTATCGCGCGTGCAGTACCATCCTTCTGGCGGCAAGTCGCATTGCGCCTTTCTTCCGGCGCGTATGAGTCCCGCGCATATCTTCGCGGCGCTCCGAAATAGTGAATTACGGCTTTGCTCCATGACTTCCTCGCACATAGTCGCGTTCGATTCACGCATCCATGCGCACGCCGCACGCCAAGCCTTTTCCGTAATCGCGTTATTCCAGAAGCCGGAAGTCTTGAACCATGCTTCGAATGCTTGAATCTCACCCGCCACCGGCTCCGCTGCCACCTTTTCGGCGGTGAGAGCGGCGCGGGCTTGCATAATTCCAGCTTCCCAGCCCTTGCGGAACGTGAATTGATCCGCGTGTTCGGGGAACTCGAAATTTCGGCGGAATGCTTCCTCAAACGCTTCCCGCTCCCCAATCGCCCCATTGGCGCTGGCATTCTCGCCCGATAGAGTGAACAGGTGCCGGACGGCATGTGTCACAGGACAAGCCTCGTTATGTGTGCCGCCTGTATCCACGCCACACGTACAGTCAGGCATTGCCCCATTGGCGGCGTCCTCACCGATAGGCTGAGCGTGGGCAGCGGCGCGTGCTTCGAGATCCTTGACGCGGGCGCGCAGCATTTCTATCTCGTCAGCGGCAATGTTCATCATCAAGCCATCGAACATTCGCAGCGTCGGAACGATGTCATTATTCGGATCGATCATTTCTTATCTCCCAAGCCGATAGGGCAAGGCGATACAGGGCAGTGCGCACAATAGCGGTGTGGCGCTGCATGAGGGCAGTCCCGAGCGTCCCTCGTCACTGCCTCGTCTGCTTGCTCATCGGCGCGCGGAAGGGGATATACGAGACTAAGTGCGCGCAGTTCGAACGCCGGGTTGCTGCTCAGTTCATTGGCATCCGCATGCGTGATGTTCGTCCAAAACGGCGAACCCACGTCTTTAACGCGGAGCTGCCATTGCTCGACGGCCTGCGGAGCGTCTGCTTGCTCGGCGTCACCGCACGATTGCGCGGGAGCGGTGGAAGCAGCGAGCACTTCGCGTGCGTATGCTGCCGCTGCTTTGCGAACGCCGTAGAGACCGCTCTGGCTCGCCATCAGTTCTAGTTGATCGTCCGTCAGCGGTACAGGACAGGCAGGCTTGCTTGCAAGCAGGGCGCGGAGTGCCGCTTTCTCCTGCTCCGCCGTTTCCAGCATTCCGCCTGAATCGAACGGGCCGCCGACAAGCGACCATGCCGACGCAAACACTTGCGCCTGCTCCATGATTGAATCGATCTGTTGGTCAGTCATAGCCTCTCCAGCGATCTTTGTAGTGGTGGTATTCATGTCGGGATTTGGTTCGATGCCTGTCCCGTCGCACCGTACGCATCGACCCGGCGCGCAGTCATTGTCGCCACAACCTTTGCACTGGTAACACGGAACCGATCCGGCCTTTGAAGGAGGGGATTTACGGGCTTGCCATTCGTCAACCGTAAAGCCAAATTCGATCGTGCAAAGCGAGCAGTCTTGATTGCTGCACCATGCATACGTCACTGATTCGCACGGCGAAAATCCGTTGTCACTTTTGGCTTCTGATCCGCAGAACGGGCACGGCTTAAGCTTCACTGCGTCTGTATCGGTATTCATGTCGGGTTCCTTGCGGGTGAGTCAGGCGGCGACTGGTGTTTGAATACGGCAGCGTCGCGCCAGCTCGACAAGCCATTTCGCCAACTCAACCGGCGTGTGCTCGCGCATGGAGTCGGGAATTTCGGGCCGTGAGCGGCGCTCTATCCCTTTTCGATGCAAGCTGGAGGCGACAACGTATTCAGCTTTGCCCAGCTTCATCGGCATCGCAGGCACGTCCGCCGGCGAGCAGCCGACGATATAAAGCAGCGTTGATTTCTCTGCCAGATGCCCAAACCAGTGTTGATGAATCGGTAGCGTCCAGCCACCAAACTCGTCAGGCGCGCCAATCATTCCGAGCTGCTGGTCCTGCCAAAGTCGCGACGCTGACGGGTGCTCCAGAACGCCGCCGAACTCGCGGATCTGTGCGACGGCCCAGCGGGCCAAGTCTTTTTCGTCAGGCCGCGGCTTTGCCATATGAGCGAGTCTTCCCCAAGCGCGGCAAGGCGGATGTGCAACGATGGGCGAGCCGCCAGGCCAGTTGCGGGCGTCGCGGTCTATGTCCCACACGTCGCAACCCGGTAACGTCTTGTAGACGCTGTCCTTGCGCGCGAACAGGACTGCAACGGTTGAACTCATATTCCCTCGCCGGCATAGCCGAACAGTTGTAAAAAACGGGCGCTGACCGAGCCGCCCTAAGCACGCCGCGCTGTCTGCGCGGTTCGGGGTAAGCGTTATGCTGCCGCCGCGCTTGCGACCGGCTTGCGCGTGATCGCTGGAATGCTGCCGATGCGAATGCTCACCTGGTCGTGGTTATCGCGCGCAAGGATGGCTGCGGTTGCCGCGATCAGGTTGTGCGTCAGTTGACTTGTCGGCGTGATAGAGCGCAGGTATGCGTCTGTTGCCTGAGCGAGCGCGCGGGCAAGTTGGTCTTGTTTCACCGTGCGGGTTCCGATGTGGCGCTTTGAGGCAGCCGCCCGGCGCGCAGTGACTGAGCACGCGCTTACACGAGCGGCCATGTTGGCGTTCGCTGGCGAGCGTAATAATGCTGAGAATTTCGTGTAGAGCATGGTTTCCGTTCCTTTTTGTTGGTTTTGATCAAGTGCTGCTATGTGCGTAACGATACCGCAACAGTATCCGTAACGCAATACCTAATTTCGTGCTTTCATGCAAAGTTCACGGAAGCGCCGCTGTTCCGCGTCGTATCCGGCCAGGTTGGCGTGCATCCATGCTGGCGATGCACTACGTTTTGTCTTGCGTTCGATTGCCTCGCGTAAGGCGTCGCCTTCTAGCAAGGCATAGCGCACGCGTGATGTCGTCGCGTCGCGCCATACGATTCCCTTTGCGACGAGCGCATGCAGGGCATCGCGCACGGCTGATCGCGGGCTTTCGTGGAGTAGGGCGCACACTTCGTCTTGCGTGTAGTGATACGCCGGGACCATTGCGCCGATCAGTTCTTCGTGAGCGACGGTTTCAGCTTGGCGTGAGCTGCTGATTGCGATGTTTTTCATGCTTTGTCCGTTTTGCGCGCGGGGTAGGGGCGTACCTCGCCGTAGTAGGCCGTCACTTTCTTTCCGCGCCTAAGTGCGTCTTCGGCGATCGAATCACTCCATCCTGAGAGCATCGACGTCTCAATATCCGACCACTGAATCAGCGCTGCGATCGGCGTTTCTAGCTTCTTGCGCAGCGTCTGCACCTCAGCCTCAAGCGCTGCATAGTCGGAATGGCGCACGTATAAGCCATTGGGGCAGGGCGCCGAACTTGTGCCGAATCGTTGAACTGTCATTTCGTCTCCATCTGATATGCCGCAACAGCCTTTCCAACGGCGGCGCCGATGGTCTCAGGGCTTGCGCCTTGCAAGGAGCCGAAAATCTTGACGGCCATGAATGCCGAGCCAGCGAATACGCAGATCGCCATCACTGCAACGAATGCAAACCAAACTTTGAAAAATGTGGGGATTCCATGCCCGCCAAAATCGTTGCGCTTCATACTGTCTCCATGTGTGGTTGTGCTGTACCCATCTTCATTGCGCGCGCCGGCTCCCATAGCTCATACGCGCGATCCCATGCTGCGAACTTTTCCTCGCGGGGCGCTTTGCCTTGGTCGAGCCATTGATGGCACCAGTGGCAGCCCGGCACAGTGCGCGAGTGGCTTGCTTTGAGGCCCATTCCTTTGCCGTCGCGTGACTGGTTGCTATGGCACGGCACAACGATGTCTGGGGATGCTTCGCCGCCACAGATGACGCGCAGATAGCAGGCTTCACCGCGGCATGCCTCCAGATACTTCGATCCCTCGGCGACGGTCGGCCGCTTCGGCGCGCGCTTCTTCATCGGCTTGCGCCCCAGTTCCTTCGTCGCGCTGCGAAAGCTGCTGAATGACGCGCCGGGCTTGCGAGCGAATGCGCTCGGCTTGAGTGGTGTTGATCGCTTCATCGCGCCCCCGCCAGCAATCCGGCAAACGGATGTGCTCGACCATCGCAAGCAGTCCTACGCGCCTTGTATACGCCAGCGTATTTGCGGTAGTGACGAGCCGATGCCTGTTTGCGTGCATCGACCAGGTCCGGCTGCGGCTTGTCGCGCTTGTCGCCGGCCCGGTACACCGCGCCCCACAATCCGCTCTTGCCGACCATGCGGTGCCAGTCGCAGATGTAGACCTGCTTCGGCGTCTCGGCGCGCAACATGCGCAAATGGCGGCGCACGCCAGTCTCGGCGATGCCGACGAGCGCTTCGAGTTCCTTGGCGGTCAGCGCTTCCTGCTGGAGCAGTTCGAGGATCTTGTTGCGCGTGGCGTGGCGCACGCTGTTGGCGTTGAGCTTGCCGGTCATGCTGCAAGTCCCTCCATGCCCGCATCAGCCGCGATCCTGATGTCATTGCCGGCACACCAAGCGAGTACGTATTCGATCAGGCTATTGAGGCGCTTGACGCCCATCTGGGCCGTCGATTCGCGGATATTGACCCACTCCCCCTCAAGGCCCGGAACCATGTCGGATCCAATGCCGGTCGCTACCGCATGCGCAGATACCATAAGAGTTTTCCACTGGACGGCCGTCAGGCTGCGCCCGCGGAAATCTGCCTGCTTGGCGATCTGCGTGAAAAGTGAATGAAGCAGTGCGTTCTGTTGGATTGTGCGGGTGCGTTCTTGCAGGATCAACACGTGACCGTCAGGCCGCTTGTGCACGGCATCGGCTGCCATGCGGCGATTGTGCGGCGTCAGGAAGATCGTTAATTTGTCGCTCATCACGCCCCCATCACCATGACACCGAGCCGACCGCCCTTGACGATCTCGCCGCGGCATACCAGCAGCTCGTCGATCTGCGAATCGTCGTCATAGACGCCCGCGTGCGTCAGCGCATCGAGCGCGGCTTTCACACGATTGTCAATATCGGCAATGCGTCGATCGCGCATGCTCACATGCAGCGCCACGCATAACCGGGCGGCACCGAACTTGATGGCGTTGCGCTCTGCGACGATCTCGGCGACACGCTTGCGGAAGTCCTTGCCTTCCTTCGTGACATAGATGCCGCGCTGCGACTTCCTCCAATAGCAATTGATCGACGGCGGAAGTGGGAGGGTGAGGAACTGCGCAACGCCGGATAATGGATGGTCTGTCATGCCAGCAACCCCATCTGCTCATGCTTAGCTGGCGCAGGTGCGTCGAACAGCGAAACTTGGCGCTGTGCATCCTCTATGCGCTTGCAGGCGATTTCGAAGTACTTCGGCTCGCGCTCGATACCTGTGAACGAGCGGCCTAATCGCGTTGCTGCTACTCCGGTCGTACCCGATCCCATGAACGGGTCGATGATCGTTTCGGGCATTCCTGCCTGCTCGATGCACCACTGCATGACAGCGACCGGTTTCTGGGTCGGATGGACGCGCTGCACACCCTTTTCCTCGCCCGCGCGCAACATCCCATTCCAGAGATGGCGAAAAATTCGCACCGCCTTAGGGAGATTGGTCCATGCCAATTCGCAATCAGCAAAGTCAGTTGCGCCGTTCTGCTTGTCCCAGATCAGCCAGCAAGACGATGGCGGCATCGGGTAGTAGTTGCCGCCAAAAATTATTGCGATCTTCCCTGCCTGCAAAACGGCATCAAGCAACGCGCCATCAATAGGGCTTTGATCCCAATCAAATTGGCCGTAGTCGACCTGATCGGCCACCTGCTTTGATTTCCATGTGTCTTTGCGCTGCCGACCAGCGATCTTTTTGCTGCTTTCGGCAATCCCATACGGAGGATCAGTAATCACCGCATCCACCCGCTGCAGAGTCGGCAGGATCTCGCGGCAGTCGCCTAAATACAGCGTTGCATCGCCGATGATTTCTTTTTTCATGCTTTTCGGTCGCTCCTAATAAACGCCCATAGCTCTTTCTTTGCCCGCTCAGCCGCTGCATCGCCGGCCGTCTGCCGCACGCGCTCGACAATCGCCTTGGCCTTGTCGAAATAGCCGCTTCGCCCGTCGCGCACTGCGGCGAGGAAGCGCGCTAAACAGTCGGCTTGCGTCAGCACCATGGAATAGCCGCAAACGAAACGGTGCGCAGGATGTACCAGCAGCCATGATCCACAGAGCCGTACTCGCTGTAGGCGTCGAACTTGATGCGAATCATGGTGTGCATGGCGGGTCTCGGTTAAACGCGGATCTCTAGCCGATCCTTGACGATCAGCCGTGCGCCGGCGATCTCTTGGCCTGCTTCTAGCGCCTTCTTGATCTCGGTCTTGTTCGGCTCGGTCTTGACGCGCATGTATTGCTGCGGCACGGCGTCGGCATCGACGACTTCGACGGACTTGTCGCGGCCTTCGCGCAGGGCAATCGTCACCAGCGGGTTTTCGATGCGCAGGCGTTGCGCAGACTTCATGTTCTGTTGGAGGTAGCCTTCCAGGCGCTCAGCGCGCGCTTCCCACTTGCGTGCGCGCTCGACGATCTCAGCAGCCGCATCGCGCATCATCTTTGCGTTAGCGGCAATTTCGCGCGAGATCAGGGCGCAGCCGACAGCCTTCTTGTCGAAGTCCTCGGCGCAGCCTTCAAGCGTGTCCTCGATGGTCGTGTCGTCGAAACCTGCATCCATCAGGTCGTTGCGGATTGCCAGCAGCTCGCCGGTCAACTGGTACAGTGGCGGGTTCATTTCAGTTCCTTTTGATTGTGTGTGCTGCGGTATCGGTGCATGCATAAAGATACCATGACGGTATCCTTAGCGGTCAAATTTTTTTACGCCGCAGGCCGCGCCATTCGAAGCCGCCTTCGCGGTCTGCCTCCCTGCTCGGTCGATGCTTGCACGACTCGGCACCGTGTGGCGTCTGCGCCGTGTATGACCAACGATTGCCGGTCCAGTAGCTGAACAGGCGAAAGATGGTCTTGCCGTTCGGCTTGCGGCGCACTTCGTACACGCCGATGTGCCGCGGCTTTATGCTCTTGTCGAACCAGTCTGTGAACTCTTGCATGTGAGGTCTCCTGGCTGACGCCGGCCCGGGCCGGCGACGCGTTTCGCTTTAGATCAGCGACCACTTGGCGCGTGAATACGCCGGGCTGAATGGGATGTCGTCGTCCATTTCGTCAAATCCGCCTCCCTGCGGAACCGGGCGGCGTTCGCTGGCTTGGCCGTTCTGAGGCTGGCGCGGCTCCGATCGCTGCCCTCCCTTCGACTGTTCACCGCCATCGGCTCGACCGCCAAGCATCTTCAATGACTCGACGACCACCTCGACGGAATACTTGTCGACGCCTGCCTGGTCTTGCCACTTGCGTGTGCGGATTCGGCCTTCGATGTAGACCGACGATCCCTTCTTCAGATACTCGGCCGCGATTTCAGCCAAGCGCCCGAACAGGTTGCAGCGATGCCATTCGGTGTGCTCCTTCTTCTCGCCGCTCGCCTTGTCTTTCCACGACTCGGTAGTCGCGACGCGAATATTTGCTACAGCATCGCCGCTCGGCAGGTAGCGCACTTCGGGGTCTGCGCCGAGGTTGCCGATGATGATTAGCTTATTGACGGATGCCATGGATTACGCTCCTGCTGTTTCGGGGGTTTGTTGTGATTCGGTTGCCAGCTTTGCGGCGCGAGCTGCACGAGCGGCGTCGCGTGCTGCTTTGAACTCAGAGATAGCTTGCGTTGCATCGCCGATTTTGCTGCGCGGCAAATCGCCAACGGCCGCAATCTCGAACTTCTCGCAGAAGCGTTGCGCGGTCAGGCCGGAGTCGGCCATTGCGTTAAGCAAGTCGTCGCGCTCGGCCATTGAAACCTTCTGCGGCTGCTCGACGCCAGATTCGAGCCACGTCCGCAGTTCCTCGCCGGTATCCTTGCCGATCTTGAAATATCGGCCATCGAAAAGTGACGTGCGATCTTTGGTTGTGCTGGCAACGTGGCTTGCATCGATGTCAAGCATGACGGTGAACTCATATTCCATCCCGTCGCGCTGAATAGGCGCCATACCGACCTTCTTGGGAACCTGCTTGCCGCGGTCGTTCGTTTCGAGCACGTATTCCGTCTTCGAGCGCATCGTCGCGATGATGTGGCAGGGACTCTTGAGCATCGCCTCGACAAGCGAGTTATGCTCGGGCGTAATCGTGCGCCAAGCTGCATAACCATTCGCCTTGCCGCTATCTGCGATCTTGCCTTGCTTGTCGAGCAGGCCGCCATCACCCGCCCATGCGTGCGTCAGGCTGTCGATGATGATGGTTGTGTAGCCGGCCGCTTCGAACGCCTTGATTGCTTGCAGGTATTTCGGCACGGTGTAGGGTGCCTCGATGCCGATCACGTCGTATTCGCCCAGGTCCGCGTACAGATCGGCGGAGCCGTGTTCGGTGTCGATGATTCCGACCTTACCGCCGAGGCCGAAGGCCAAGAGCAGCGCGGAATACGTCTTGCCCGCTCCGCTCGGTGCTGCAATGCCAAGCCTCAGTTTTGCTTTCTTGCGCTGCGCTTTCCGGATTTCCATGGTGCTTCTCCCGTTGATGAAATTGGTACTGCTGCTGTTCTTCAAGCTCGGCTTGCCACTGCCAGCCGTCGTCGTCTGGCGCGTCCATCTAGCTCACCTTGACGTGTAGGAAATGGCGGGCGATGTAGTGGGGCACGTGTCCGCTGCTGATCGCTACGCGGGGCTGAACACCGCGACGAGCGAGATCGGCTTTGGCTGCACGCTGGCGCTGCTCAGTGCGCGCGCAGAGTGCTTTGTATTGGCTGTCGATGATCTCGGCTTGCGAGAGGCGCACATTCGTCTGGACGTGGCGCAGGTCATTCAGTGACTTGGCGATCAGTTGCATACCGGGCTCCGGGAGAAAGTAAGTACGATCATCACGGCGAGAGCCATCGAGCACGCGCCAGCAGAGAAAGCAAGAAACAGGTCGTTGACCTTGCATACGCTAGCTACTACGGTATCCGTAGAGTGCAAATTTTTTTCCGCGACGTCGGACTGACGCGGGCGGAAAATCGCTGCGGAGCATAATAATAACGCGGACTTCAGTTGCGATGCAGTGTTCATGGTGATTTCGTTCCGTTCGTGGTTTTGGTTTGTGTTTTGTCCTGCTGAGATGAAGGATACTAAAACGGTATCCGTAGTGCAAGTGGTTTCGCGAAAAAATGTGCGGGTGCCTACAAACGCATCCACGTCTGATAGTCGGCTTCGCTCAGTCGATCACCTGGCAGCGCTGGCTTGGCATCTGGCTTGTGCGCGTCGCAATATTCGCGGCCTTCGTGCTGCCAATGCGCCTTCACGCGTGGGCCTAACTTGCGGCACACGCAGCAGTAGCGCCAGCCGCCGCGCTCGACCATCGCTTTCGTGATGCGATTCATGCTGGCTCCTTCTTCATCGCTTGCACATGAGCCAGTGCCGCTTGTGCATGCTCGAGTTGGCGATTGAGGTGATGGATCTGCCATTCCTTGCGCGCAATAAACGACTCGCGCGCTAGTTCCTCGGTCGGATAAGCCCACTTCTTGCGCGCATCGTTCAGAATGAAGCGCTCATGACCGAGGTAATCCTCGATCCAGCAGCCTTTAGGCGTGTTTCGCTTGATCTCGTAGTGGACAAGAAAGATCGTCACTTTGAGCGGGAGCCAGGACTCTTCTCGGTGCGCTTGCGACTCGTATCGGCACAGACTGCCTAGCTTCCACCACGGCAGCGGTTCGCGCCCGCGTACACTGATTTGCGGCTCGTCGCTAGTCAGGATGTCAAAGTCCGCGCTCATCAATGAACTCCTGTCGCATGAAAGGTGCGATGCGTCTGGCCGGCGATCTGTACGGATGCTTGCAGGGCAGAGGCGGATTCGATGCAGCGCGCAGCAATGTCGTGCGATGCGCTGGCGTGCAGCGCGTCGGCGGCAGCTTTCAGCGCGGCGATTGCGTCGATGATCTTGTCAGGACTGACTTGCATCACTGGCTCCCTTCGTGTTTCCAAGGCTGGTTGTAGTGCCGCGTCGAGTAGTCTGTAAGCATGATCGGCTCGCCGCGCTCAAAAATCCCGCTTCGCTCGCATTCCCGCGCACACCATTTGTTCATCTCGTGCGGGCCGCTCGGCTTGCCGTGTCCTCCTTCCCATGTGCCGGGTTGTGCCGGTGCGTCGCCTAGTTCGCCGTCCGCCAGCCACGCGACATCATCTGGCTCGTTCTTGTCGAACTCGACATTCGGGCGGCTGCTGATACCCCATGCCTTATTGCATTGGCCATCGCAAGCGAGCGTGACATGACTGTCGAACCAAAGGATCTGCTTTTGGTGGATCACGCTTCACCTCGTGCTTTTGCGATTGCGGCGCGCGCATTGACTACCGGCGCAAGGAGCGCAGACGACGGCATGGCATGCACGATGTTTTCGACGAGGATCGTCAGTGTTTTGAGTAGATCAGGAGCGGCGGCTATCAGGCGAGCATCAGCTTCCGTGCGGCACTTGATCCGCCCAGTCAGTACCTGTTGACCATCGCTTCCAATCAGCCAAGGTGCTCGCTGCTCCGGGTCATACTCGGCCCATACTTCGTCGTCCCATTCCCACGGCCCCGGCGTATGCTTGATCTCGCTCATTGCTCGCCCCTTGCTTTAGCCAGAGCAGCGCGGGCACGCACGAAGCCGCCTTTTCCGCCGATCCATTCGGTGTTTATGATCTCTTGCAGGGCTTCGTACAGGTCAGGAGCCGCAGCTATCAGCCTTGCATTTGCTTCGCGCTCTGTATCGCCTCCGCAACAAAAGATGTCCGCTATTTCTTCGCCGCCATACACCTCCCCACGCGGGCGAATGAATGCGAGACTTGCTCGGGTATCTTCGTCGGGATGGTCAAAGCAGACTTCCCACGGACCTTTCGTTATTTGAATATCGC